TTCATTCCGAGTCCACACCCCATTAAGAGAAGGGGTGTAAGGAGCAATAGTTTTTTCATTTTATTTTAATTTACTGTGTGACCTTAAGGGTTCTAATTTTAAGAACTGCTCGTTCATATTATAGTATAGTTTATAGTTTATTGTGTTAACCCAGTACCCAATAATGTCCGAACCATCACAATGATAACCATATCCTGTGACTGCTTCCTTGACACCATCTATTTTGAAACCCTTATTGCTATTAATATAAGATCCAAATTTTTCTTCTAGGTTAATCATTTTTCTTCAAAGGTCATTTTACGAACTTTCCTATTACGGCGAGCCTCCTGGTATTTTAACTCATCCGAAGAGAAAAGTGATCCTTTCTTGACATTCTTATTATTTTGTAATAGTTCTACTTGAGACATGTTATTTGCAGACACAGTATCTCCATGAAGGGATGTCATGTTACCACACCCACAGCAGGTAAACCTTCCTACACGGACTAGTAGTTCCTCACCACAAGCCAAACACTTTACGCCTATCATTCTTCTTTAAAATAATCTTTCTTATAGTAACGTCCTAAGATGTTACTGTTGTAATACTTTGGTGTACCATCATCCAGAGTTTCTTGCAACACATTGTTTAGAAAGAGTTGCTTGGTCTCTGCATAGTTTGTACGTCCCCCTGTGGTATGGAGGGAGAGGATTTCTCTCTTGAAGGATTCGTTCCCAAGTAACTTTCGATCTGCTTTAAGTTCGTCAGAACTTCCATAGTATTTTTTCCAGTCACTCTCAGACGTAACCCTTCTCTTTCCACCTCTAGGTTTACGCTTTGACCAGAAATATTTGCGTCCGATGTACTGCTTGCCAGTTTGAAGATTAGTAATCCTGTAGACAAAACCGAACTTATCGTCAATGTCGTCAGAAGTAAAAGTTGAACCCTGATAGGTCCAGGCGTTCTCATAACTTCCTTCCGAAGTTTGACTATTCTTTTCCACAATACCATTATCTATTCCTCAGTATTTATATCCCCTGTCGGAAAACCTAAAGTCTTATACTCAAGTTGTTGCTTCAGAAAGAATATCTCTTCCTGCATTTCTTTTGCTTCTGCTTCTAGTTCCTCGATGTGATCTTGGTAGACTGTTAACATATGCTCCAGTGATTCGTTTCTTAGTTCGCAATCCCAATCCATTGGGTGATTTGTAACCCTTGTACAAAAAGGCCACACACATTATATAGGTTACTTTATGATATGTTTAGATTCTCAAACCCAACGTGTAACTGTAAGTTCTATGCTGTTATCATCCATCTCCCACTCTTCCTGAACCTGAAAACCTAAGTCCTTGACTGTATTATGCACAGTCATCCTAGCATACTGTTGAGTAATCTTTTCGATGAATCTCTTAGGTGGAATAGGTTGCTTCCAAGTTTGAAGATCTGTAACAAGTTCATACTCACCCTGTTTGTTACGACGAAAACCAATGTCATTACCAACAGCAATATCAACCTCCCATTGCTTATGCTCATGATCAAAAGGATTTTCTAACTTAACATTCTCAGTGACATCATACTGAAGAATTTCTAATGCTTCTAGAAGCTCAGGTTTGTTCTTGAGTTTGGTTTTGATCGTGCTGAAGTGTGACATTTTCTTGTTGATAGTATTCTGGTTTAGTTTCTATGTATGTAACGTTGCCTAATTTCTCCTCTATAGATTTAGTTATCTCCTGACAATTATTGCCAATGACACCACTAACCTCTTCGAGTACAGTACCATCTTGTCTGATGGTAAATTTAATTGTTTCGTTCTTAGTCATAGTTCATATTTTTTAATACTTTCTTCCCATTCTTTCATTGATGATGATACATCTGGTGGTTCAGGATCCTTGATCCCTCTAATCTTCTTCCACTTGTTATGTAATGCACCCATCATCCATGACTGAGACAAACTCTTAGGTCCATTCTCTAGGAGATCTAACTCATACTTACTGGAAGTATATCCTTTGTATTCCTCTCTCCAATCTGGAACATCACATTCCTTAAGATCTTCAACACATGCGTCTTCACATTCTTTATCGTTGATATCACACTCACTAGCACATTCAAAGTATTGATCTGTACAATCCTTCTTCTCTTCTTCAATCATAGTATTGGTAATTGTTTTGTTTCTGTATCAAACTGCACTACATTATTTAACAAGGTAAGATCAAATGCCATAGTTATTCTAGGTTCATCTGTATTATGTCTTGTTGTGTAATGTGGTATGTAATTAGGAAACAGAGTTATACTACCTGCTTCGTTCTTTAATTCAAATGGTTTGTCATGTTCAAATGGATTGACATATATCGTAGAACTATCACCACACTTAACTGTGATGTGACCTCCGATGTATGTGTATCCATGTGCAGAATGATAATGTTTTTGGATCTTCTGACCCTTCCTCATGACGTTGAACCAACATCTGATACGAGTACGAGGGACTCTATGTTCTGATCCAAAAATACTTGTCACATATTGTTTATGAAACTTCTTAACCTCTTTACGAATTTGATGTATGATATCATAATCCCATGTCTCCTTATCCATAACATTAAAGTATTGGAATCTAGAAGTGACACTCTTTGGTCCCAACATAGTACTACCATCACTGGCAGCAGGATATTTATTAACAAGTTCTATCTCTTTCTTTAATAAGAGTTCTGTTAATACTTCAAGGTCTATATCTATTTTCTTTTGACCTATAGTATAATTCCACTCAGGTGCAAACTCTGAAAATATAGGTGGATTCTCAAAGTCATAACCAATCCAATCACCTCCCTGTCTTAGTTTCAACATTCTTATATCCTGACCCTGTTGAAACTCTGGTTGCTCCTGACCAGGACGAGATTTATCTGTTGTAACTACAACATTATTCATAATTTAAAACCAGCAAATGTATCTTTCTTAACGTCTTGCTTAATGCTACCCACAACATAGCTCTCGACCTCTGTCTCTTGTGGTGCAACCTGCATACCCTTAGAGGATAACCAGTGTGCCGTCCATGGCAATGGATTGTTTGCCAAAGGAATATCAAAGATTGCTTTGAGACCCATAGACTTTAGTCTACGGTTAGCAGTCCACTCAACATAGTTCTGTAGAAGTTTGTCATTCAATCCAATGATTGAACCATCCTTGAACAAATACTCTGCCCACTCTTTCTCTTCTGCTACACAATTCCTGAACATCTCATAGACATTCTCCTTTTCTTCCTTAGCAATCTCTATCATATCTGGATCGTCACCATTAGCCCAATGCTTTAGAATGTTTTGGGTGACCGCCATGTGTTGTGATTCATCTCTGGCGATGAGGGATATAATTTTAGCACTCCCTTCGAGTAGCTTAAGTTCACCAAAAGCGAAACTACAAGCGAAAGATACGTAAAAGCGAACACCCTCCAGTATGTACACATTTGCTACAGCCCTATAAAGTTTACGTTTTAAATCATTTAATGTCCACTTAGAATTTGGATGATCTCTCATGTCATCTGTCCAAGCAGTGCTCTGACCATACTCCTGTGCATAATTGATGAACTCATCGTATGCTTTAGTAACTGAGTTAGCACGTGCGATGATCTTATCGTCATCAAGAATAGTATCAAAGACCTCCGATGGATCTGAGTATACATTCTTAATGATGTGAGTGTAAGACCTACTATGAATCATCTCCATAGTCTGCCATATATTCATGCAACCTTCTAACTCAGGTAAGGAACAGTAAGGAGCGAAAGCCATACCAGGTGCACGACCTTGTACAGAGTCCAAGAGGATCTGGTACTTGAGGTTACTGGTAAAAATATGTTTCTGTGCTTCATTCAACGTGGGATAGTCTGCCCTATCCTTCTGCAATGACACCTCTTCAGGTCTCCAAAAGAATCCTAACTGTGTTTGTGTTAACTTGTCAAATATAGGATACTTAAACTTATCGTATCGCTGAACTCCTAGTGGAGGACCAAAGAACATCTGTCCTTTGGTTGTATCGTTCTTCTGTAAATTGAAGACGGTCATTCCTTTTATCTTAGATGGCACAGGCATCACACTCGCTCTCTTGGTTTGCAAAAATATCGTCTAGTAAATTAGACACGGTTTGTTTTTCTTCTACTGGTTCATCATCTTCTTTCTTGGAATCATATGTATTCTGATAGTAAGAAGTCTTCCAACCATACTTGTATGTGGTAAGAAGGTCTTGTGCCATTACCGAAGTAGGTACTTCAGAATTTTCGAAATGCTCTGGATTATAGGACCAGTTTCCAGAAATTGCTTGATCAAAGAACTTCTGCATAACTGCAACAATATTAATATACCCAGTATTGCTAGGCATATCCCAGAGTAACGTATAATTGTTCTTAAGGGTTGCAACTTGAGGTACAACTTGTTTAAGTGGTCCTTTCTTAGACTTCTTGACCGAGAGATAATCTCTTGGTGGTTCGATTCCATTGGTTGCATTTGACACAACGGAACTACTTTCACTTGGCATCTGTGCTGATAAGGTGGAGTGTCTAAGTCCATGCATAGCAATGGATTCTCTAAGTCCTTCCCAGTCACAGTTGAGTTTGCTTGAAACCAGTTCATCTACGTCCTTCTTGTATGTATCAATAGGAAGGATACCATCAGCATACTTAGTTCTTTCAAACCCAGTACATGCTCCTTTCTCTTTTGCTATCTGATTAGATGCTTTAAGTAAGTAGTATTGGAATGACTCAGTTAGATCATGAACTAACTGCCATGCAGCAGGGTCATCATACTTCACACCATTCTTAGCAAGATAGTGTGCTAGTCCAATGAATCCAACACCTAGAGAACGCCTTGCAAGGGTGCTCTTTCGTGCTGCTTCAACTGGATACTGTTGATAGTCAATCAACTCCTCCAGACCTCGCACAGCAAGGTCACAGAGTTCTTCCATCTCTTCTAAGGTACGTAGTTTACCTACATTGATAGCAGATAGTATACACAATGCTATCTCACCATCAGCATCATCAATATGTTGAACTGGTTTAGTAGGTAGAGTGATCTCTTGACAGAGATTACTCATAGTTACCTTGTCCTTGAAAGAAGAGTGTTCATTACAGTGATCAATATTCATGATGTAAATACGACCAGTCTCTGCTCTCTCCTTTAGAAGATCTAAGATTAGTTCTTGTGCAGCAACAGTCTTTCTAGGGATGGTCTGGTCGGACTCGTACTCCCTGTATAGGTCATCAAATCCTTCAGTTCCGAAAGCATCATAAAGACCAGGAACATCATGAGGAGAGAATAAACTGATGTCCCCACTTGTAATAAATCTTTCATAAAATAATTTAGATAGTTGTATACTATAGTCTAACTTTCTGACTCGGTTGTCTTCTGTTCCTTTGTTGTTTTTGAGGACGAGGATGTCTTGGATTTCTTGATGCCAGATCGGAAAGTGGACAGTTGCTGAGCCGCCACGGATCCCGTTTTGCGTACAACATCTGACAGTAGACTCAAATTTCTTAAGGAAGGGTACAACACCTGTGTGCTGAACTTCTCCACCTCTGATTCGAGAGTTGATTCCTCTGATTCTTCCAGCGTTAATACCGATACCAGCCCTTTGTGCAACGTATTTCCCAATAGCCATATCAGAGCTAAAGATACTATCGAGGGTATCGTCAGAATCAACCAGAACACAAGATGCAAATTGACGTATGGGTGTTCTGACACCTGCCATAATGGGCGTTGGGATGTTGATTTTGTGTTTGGAGATTGCGTCGTAGTAGTTTCGGACATAATTTAATCTTATATTGTGGGAATAGTTTTGAAACAAGGTAGCAGCAATCATCATGTACATGTACTGAGGTGTCTCATAGACCTCATTAGTACTTCTATCTTGTACAAGATACTTATCTACAACTTGTCGAAGACCAGCGTAGGTAAACAGTAAGTCACGGTCGTGATCGATCCATGAGTTAATTGTATCCCACTCTTCGTCTGTATATTTAGATGCAATCTCTTTATCATAGACACCTTTTGTAACACTATCCTCAATTTGTTTTTTAACATGTGGATGTGATTCAGTCCACAGTGGTCCATGTACCTGTTTATACAGTGAGTATAGAAGCAGACGTGCTGCTACAAACTGATAGTTATAATGGTCTAGATCAATCAGATCACTCGCTGACCTGATGAGAATTTCTTGGATATCTGAGGTTTTAACACCATCATAAAACTGTAGACCTGAGTTCATCTCAACTTGTGATGCACTAACACCACTACCAAGACCTTCACAGGCATCCTCTACCACCTTATGAATTTTGTCAAGGTCAAGAGGTGTCACCTCTCCGTCTCGTTTTACTACATTGATTCCGTTGCTCATACTTTTTTCCAATCGTTTAGTTTAAGAGTTGCTTCCAATCCTGAATAAGAACTAGATTCTACCACGCTTTGCACGTTATGTCCAGCAAGGTACATGTCGTTTATGTCCTTTTGCTGTATATTCTTAGGCCAAATTACTACCTTACCTCCTCTGTCAATACAGTTTGAGATTCGCTTGACGATTTCTCTGTTACGTGGTTCGTTATCATAAACATAAATATGATCGCTCCAACCAAACGTCCGACAATCAATATCGGACCCAGCCATAGCAACCGAGTTTTTAATAAACGTAGCATCGAATGGTCCCTCTGTAATATAAATGGGTTTATCTTCTTCTATTCTATCCAATCCATAGATTTTTGGTTTGTCTTCATCAAGCATGACCGTGATGTATCGTAACTTAGCCGTCTTGGCTAGAGATCTGCCTTGATATCCAAACAAACTTCCATCTTTATCTTTGAATGGGATGATGATCCTCGCATCATCACCCCTAAGACTATCAAAAGTCCTCTTCTGTTCGTTAGTCCAAGCCTTAAACTTAGGACAATAATAGAACAGGTCAAGGACTTTTATGCCTCTATCTTCTAGATACTTTCTTGCAGGATGTGATGTATTTAGATCAGAAATCTTCTCTAAATTGATATTATTTTTACGGAAAACTGGAGCCTTAAAATTGAATTTTGGGTTAGGTGTAGTGGTAGCCTTACCAGTCGTTCCCTGTCTGAATTTTTCCATGACAAATTGGTCATGGAGCATTGTGTCTTGATCCTTAAGAAAGTTTGAAAGTGTTCTACCTACACCACAATTGTGACATTTATACACAAAATCATTCTTAATCTTGAACAAATATCCACGTGCTTTATTCTTCCTCTTCTGTGAGTCTCCACAATAAGGACACCTAAAATTAAAAAGGTCTGCCTTCTTCTTAGTGAAGAGGGTCAGACGAGGTGATACCATTTGGATGTACTTCACGTCGATGTACGACATTCATTTAATATTGTTTGACTATTAGTAGTATAGTATGCTTTTATCGATTAGTCAACTGTGACTGTGGCGGTTCAAAAACTGGTTTAACTATTTTTTGTCCGATTGGACTAACCAAGAAAGATATAATAGACAGAGCACCAAAAATAGACCACATTTTCTTTTCCATCGTGCGTAGACGATCATCAACCTTGCGTATATCTCTTTCACAGCCTACCTTTATTAAACTTGTCTCACGATCTAATGTCTTTTGTATCTCTTCTACCTTAGAAAAGAGAATAGCATCTATACGATCTTGTTTATCAAGTTTCTCATCGTGGACAGCAAGAAGTTGCCCAACCTTTATGGAATTATCTTGGAGAGTATAAACAACTTTCTCCAGCCGCTCAATGATAGCAGCATTTATACTCTCAGCCATTACTGTATTCCTTTAGACGTTACGGATAGCGAAATCTAATGCAGACTGAAATGTACCTGCATCTTTATTAACCATAAATCTAAACTGGTCTTTATGACCATCATCAAGTGAACCATAACACGCTGCAATTTTCTTAGCAGAGAAGTTATCTAGATTCTGCACAGATCCGTCAGTAAATTGGATCTTTGCCATATCATTCTCACCGAAGTTAGGAACGTCCTTAGTCGCAACTGCCACTGCTACTTCAAGAGCATCCTTTTGATCGATTGCTGTTTCTTTAATCATGTTGTCACCTTCTAATTCTATAGAGTTGTTTAATGTTTTCAATTTTTTGGTCTGAGTACCTGCCTTCTTTTTAAAGTCAGATAGTCTAGCCTTCATTAAGATGTCCATCTCTTTCGTTTTGGACTGCATCTTTTGCTTGGCTTCACCACGCTTCTTCTGTAAATCCTTTCTACGATTGAGTTTTTTCATCTGCCCAATCTGTTTCTGAGCACGTTCTGTTTCATTAGGAACCATTTCAGATACTAATTCAACATCTTCTTTCTTACAATCAGGTACTGATTTACCACCTTTCATCTTAGTACCAGTTGCTTTGTATCCATCCCAACAAGATTTCTTCTTAGGATTTCTACCAATGTTCTTACGTGCTGTTGCTAGTGAAGCTTCACTGGTGGTTTCTAATTCTTCTTTGTTCATCTTTCTACGTTGGATACGTGACATCAGATCTTTAGCATCTTTAGATCGGCCATCAATTTTGGAATTACCCTTCTTATATTTACGTGCCGACTTAGGATTAACAAAGACAAAAGCAGGTGGCAGTGCAAGACCGCTACCATCTCCAGCCATCATTTCATCTAAGTGTTTCATATCAGATTAAGTTCTTTAAGACACGTCTTGTCAATATCATTATTTAGTGATTCAGGTAATCTATCTAAGAATAACATGAATGATTTAATTACTGGCCAGTATGTGTCCTCTATCTTATAGAAGAGTAGGGGAGTGGCAGCATCGCCAAAGACATTGTATAAAAGAATAATATGATTAAGAATCAAATGTTTACGAAACTCCCCAGTGGTTTCATACCTTCTGAGGAGTCGCTTAATATATTTGAATCTTTTTAGATCCTCCTCGAAGTCACTGTATGTAACTGATTGAGGGTTATTATAATTTTTAATAGCGAATAGGATCCAATTATCCTGTGTCAATTCATCAAATTTCATTTACATTTTATGTAACTGTTAGTGTTGCAGCACTTGATACAACAGGTGTTGCACCCTGTGAGGTTCCAACTACACATCTGTACTTGTTACCATCATCACCAGCGGCTGTTGCTGCTGTTGTGTATGTAGCAGTAGTATCATTAGTTCCAGTTGTAACATCAGCAAAATTAGTACCATCTGTACTGACCTGCCATTGGTATGTTGCTGTAGCACCAACTCCATTTACATTGACAGTAACATCTGAAGCACCACCGTATGTACCAGTTCTACTGAGTGTCAATGTATCATTGTCAGTGTATCCACCACCTTTACCAACTAGGGTAGCTGTAGCAGCACCGTTTGAATCAACGACAAGAGTAACAGTAGCACCTGATCCAGTACCACCTGTTGCTGCTATTGCAGTATATGTGCCAGCAGTTCTACCTGCTGTGTTTCCAGCGTTTGCAGCACCATCAATTGCGGATGCTTCACCTGTTGGAGTAGCAACAACTACGAAGTTCTGTGTGTTAGTAGCAGCAACTGATGCGTCAGAAGGTTGTGTACCAATAGAAACTGTGGAAAGAAAATCACCAGCAAGAGTATCATCTGCTTGTGTCTCACCAGAGTTTGCTTCACCGTTAGCGATGAAGACCATCATTTCTGCCTTATGACGTGCTCTACCTGAACTATCATTGTAGGTATAATATGACCACCAGCCAGGAGCATTCAAACCCCTTGCTTTATTCTGAGCAAGTGCTGCTTCAGTTTCGTCAATATAGACGATTTGTTTTGTTTGAGAAGTAGCAGCAACACCAATACCAGCTTTGGTTTTATTGGCATTACTGTCGTCCTTACCATAAAGTGACATGGATATGCTCCGAGATTAAAAGTTGTCTAAATTATATTTATTCAAGTAATGCTTTCTCTAATGCTTCCACTAGTTGATCATCTACTTTGTTGCCTGATTTAGCAGCTGCTTTCTTAAGTAATCCGATAAGAAACTCTTTGAGTTTTGTCTCTAGATCCTCTGGAATTTTATCTACAGCCTTGTTAATTACGTTGATTGCGATGGGCAGTAAGAATTTAGTCATGATTAAAACAATATTGTTATATTATATAGGAGGTTCTTCAAGCACTCTCAACTAAGAGATACTAATTTACTTACCTCTGTCGTCTCTGTTTCCTTCATTTTCATTACCTCGTGGTCCATCTGGAACTTTCGGCATCACTTCAACAGTCTTTCTTTTTTTCTTACCCTTCTTATTAACAGGTAAGGTATCACCTATTGGCAATCTATATTCAGATACAAACTGCTTGTATGATTTCATTAGTATCCACCTTTACTATAACTCATAATTTTTTTAGCTTTCTTCTTAGCAGCTTTCTTCCACTCTTCTAAGTTGTAAGCCTTCTCATCTTCATTAGATACGAGTACTTCATCAGTGTCCCACTTCTCACCTGTGATAGTGTAAGTAGTTTCAGTAACCTCACCAAGTTCTGTAAGAATTCTATCTACTTCATTCCTTAATTCTTGTACCCTATCTTCTGAGCATCCTTTCTTTTTCTTATCCTTCGCCATATCCTTTGGATTTAAAGAATTACCTTTCTTATCATATCCATAGTTGGAATCTTCTTTCTTCATCGCTTTCTTGATGGCTTTGTCCTTAGAACCAAAGTACTCTGCCTTGCCTGATTCTACTTTACCATCTCCATCGTAGTCTTTCTTTGCTTTTTTCTTAGATTCATCAACTGGTTCTACTTCTTCTTTGGAAACTACGTTAGTATACTGGAGTGTTTGACCTTGAGATTGTGGAACACCACCTGACATAGATCCCTGTCCCATTGTCATAGAACCCTTGAGTGCAACAGCAGGTTCTCCACCATTAGATGTTGCTTTAGGATCTTTTATACTACCATCATCAGGTTTCTGCTTCTCTATAGTAGGAAGACTTGTTGATGAATCCTCTGCTGGTGCAGGAACTGATCCAATTGGTGTATCAAATGAAGCAAAAGTAGTACCACCTTGCTTCTGTCCAGTAGGAATCTCTTCCTCTTTGATAGTACTGTTCTGGAACCCTGCTCCACCAGTCCAACGTGTATAAGACTCCATTAATGCCTTCGAAAAGTCATCATTGTGTGCAAGACTATTAACTGTTTTCTGTTTATCCATGTCTAAAAAGAGTTTCCTTATGATTTATTTATAGTACGTATATCCTTTAACCATGCACGAAACATGTCACCTCCTTCGGTAACACAGATAGCATAGTTGACACCTGTTCTATGTATAGTGCCTTTCTCACCTGTAAGAGCAGACATTACAACATCACCAACAGCAAACCCTTCCTTGTATCGGTGCTGTTGTCTGATTGCTTGCTCACGCAGTTTCCTGAAGTCCTTCATTCAGCACTTCCACTTTCGTAGTGCTAATGCTTTACGAGTTGGTCTGCCTTTCTCGTCTTTCATTGGTCCTTTTACACCACCCATCCTAGCACAGAAAGATTTCTTTCTAGGACCACCTTTAGGTTGTGGTGCTTTTAAATCTGAACCAGGATTCTCACGTTCGTAAGACTTACGACCTTTTTCATTCAATCCACCAGATTTACTCTTACCTTCCTTACGTTGCCAAGCAGATTCTTGGAATTCTTGTAGTGTTTTCATTTAAAATTTTTAGGTAAATTAATTTTGATTTCACCCATCAAAGTTTTTACATCAGCATCACCTAAGTTAGGAACACCTACCTTAAATGACTTAAAATCACCAGCAAATGCTGCTCTTCTCATCTTAGTACCAGATATAGCAAACGTGTCACCGTCTGCATCTCTAGAACCTGAAGATAATATATCTATAGTGCGGAATGTAAAGTCTTTATGATTATATTTATGCACCCACTGCATCGCTGCAACTCTGTCAGACCCTACAAGAAACACTACCTCATCATACCCAGACATCATTATGTCCTGTAAGCATGCTACTGGATCTGCCTTAGCAAGACTGAATATTTTACCTCTATGCTCTGGAAACATCTTGTTCATCCAGAATAATTTTCTATTAGGTGGTAGTGGGTTACTACCTTTATTGTCATGAGTGTGTGAAATATAGATTCTATAGTCTCTACCATTAGCCAGACGTTTAACATTACGAAAATTCTCTGCATGACCTGTAGTAGGTGGTTGAAACCTACCAAATGTGAAGTAGCACTTATTACACTTTAACGCCATGACTTTGCTACAGTAAAATTATTGTATGAAAACTCAAGACGGTTAACAAACTTGATCATATCTCCGTCTTTATGCATAACATATCCCTCTGGACCAGTAACTTTATAACCTTGATCAGTTCTAACAAAAGTTTTAAAAGTTTCAAGTTTATCCAACTTATCTATAACCATCTGTTTCACTGTTTGCAACTCTTTATAGAGACCAAGCATTGATTTAAACTTAGATTGGTTATCTCTTAGATAATTTTGACTCTTGTATACAAGATCAGACTTAGCCACCCTATTAGCAGGTGTCTTTATCTTATTAAGCATAAGTTTAGTCTTATCATAATAAAAATTATAGAGACTAGTAAAGGTAGCATCAACATTAGTAATGGAACGTGCTGCTTTTATCTCTGCGTTGAAGAACTGTTTTAAATATGATGCAACATGCCACTTTTCATCACCTGTTGTACCTGTATTTGTCACCAATTCATCAAGGAAATACCCACAATCTCCACATAATTTTTCGATGGTTGATACATGCTTATCAAACTTAACCTCTTCCGTATGATTCAACCCAACTCTGTCCATTGGAGTATCATTTTCAATACAAACAACATCCTTACTAGATTTAACCTTAGCTCCTGCTCTAGCAGACATGTTTGATATGTCCCATCCATCCTTCTCACCAGCATAATGAGTATGAAACACCACACCAACCTTAGCTTGACCAATTTGCTTACCTAATGGATGGTCTACAGGTATAGCATATGTGATAGTATTTGGTGTAAATGTATAAACCTTCTCACCATGTATAGTTTCTGCCTTTCTTGTGGCAGCAGTGAATAAAAAGTCACCTTGTATCACACCATCAATACCCAACTTAGAAAAATATTCCAGAGCAAGTTTCAAACCAGCAGCTAAGTTTGCTTTATCTCCATACCATTCATCAATTTGGTCAGGACCATAGCATATCTTAGGTTCAGTCTTTGCAAAGACACCTTTAGTACCTACAAAGAAATGTCCATTTGCAGGATCTTTACCACAAACTATAGAAGGTGCTCCATCCCACTTAGTTTGCATGAAACCTGTGCTATTATCACACCCAAGCATCTTTCGTAGTTCCTGTAAGAAACTAACAGAGGCTTTACATCCAGCAACTCCATAGTTAAGCATCTCATCTTCCAGATGTTCTAAGTGTTTTAGTTGTGTTACGTTAGCCATTAGGAAACTTTAATATATGGTGCAGATTGATCTGATTCTGATGTGGCATACAAATATAATTTTGTAGCAATATCATGCTGATCATCTGTATTAGCAGTTCTCATGATATCAGCGAAGACAAGACCAAGATACTTAGCAAACTTCCACTTCGGTGACATGGCAGAGATTCTATCAATTGTTATATCTTCCTGTTCCTCAAAGATATCACTGTTATCTGTAGCTAATTTAAAAATTTTCTTATCTAATGAGTTAGCAGCAGATGCTATTGCAGATGTCTTTGAATAACCTGTCTTAGAAAACAATCCTTTGTTCTTACCTAAGACCTTCTTTAATACATTATCTAACACACCACCACCAATCTTACCATGCTTTGCTGATTCACCCATGACCTCACCTTGCCATGTCTTACCAGCAGTATCGGTAGCACGGAACTGTACTTCTATATCACCTGGTGCTGCTGTGAAATATACATCCATAGAACCAAACAAACTCTTAGCTCTCATACCAGTAAATCTTCTTGTTTGTTTTGCTGGTCCTCCTATAAAATTTTTCTTGGATATATTTGCTTGACCAGAACCAATACCTTTCAACGATACACCAATCAATTTCTTCTGATCAATCAAAATCTGCATCTTAGTATTCAAATCAGCAAAGAGAACTGTATCTGTGATCAGTGTATTGTCAAAATTACAATCACACATGTACATATCAGCAGGTGTCCACTTGTTTAGGTTAGAAAATGGTCTTCCTTCTTCTTTGTTGACAATTTTGAAATGATTTTCAACTACATCAACAATCTTCTTACCTCTATAAAAATGAAACTTAGGATTCTTAAACTCATTAGTTGAATATAGTTTGTTTGCTGTCTTAATAGTAGAAGTCATCCAATCTGAATTGTTATTCAGAAACATAAAAGCTTCGTGTAACGTTGCAGTTGTATCTACATGCTTTTTCACCTCATCAAAGTCTGATTCTTTCAAAACATATCCATCTGGAATACCACCATGTTTATAAGCAAGTGCAGTCATCCAACATGCAGCACTTTCAAACATCTCTGTTGCTTTTGCACCAGCACCTGATCCTGTATTGCTTCCAAACTCAGGTGACTTAAAAATCTTTGTGAAACCTATCTTATCTACTAACTTAGTCTTACCTATCTTTCTTACTTCTAAAACTTTTCCTTTAGTACCACTATATCTTGACTTAAATGAATCAGTTCCTTTAACAGAATCATATGGAAGATCACCATTGAACACATCTTCCATGTCATCGTATACTTTCTGAGGTGCAGTCAACAAAACTTTGCCGTGACTCTCAACTTGAATTTCTTTACGTGTATGCATAGCATGAAAAACAACTAAGAGATACATATCACCCTTGTCGTTTACCTGTCCTAATTTTCTCCACGATACGTTAGCCATAATAGAAAACCTTCCCCTAGTTATTTAGAGGAAGGTTTGTTCTGTTTGTCTCTTTTACGGAGAGGTGTGCCTCGTTTCTTTAAATCACGTTTGATTTGCTTCAGTTTTTTAAGGTGCTCCTTTATCTCCTTTCGGTCTAACATTACTCATCTCTTAATTCATTCATATCATCTAACATTTCAAGGATCTTTGTTGAATCAACAAGGTTATCAATGTTAGCAAGCATATTAGCAATGTGTTTAACAACGTATGATTTCTCATTACGTGCTGCATATGCTAATGCATTGCGTAGATTTCCTTGTGCGTCTCTTAGGGATTCTTCTACTGCTCGTGTGAGTGTCATTTAATTATGTGGGTTATATTTACGAAGAATGTATAAAGCAAGTGCAACACCTATAGATGATGAACCTAAAACAATGAATACTAATGGCATTTAACGATCTCCTTTTGCTCGTACTTCTGATTTTTCAACGGAGAAACTACCACCTGGATAGCGTTTCTCTAATTTTTTAACATTACCTCTGATGACATCATCAAAAGGTACATCGAGTGCTACACAAGCTTGTGCTACGTACCACAGAACGTCACCCAACTCAATAATAAGATGCTCTCGGTTGTCGTCGTTCCAAGGTTTACCTTGAAAGACCATCTTTTTAACAATCTCAAGAAACTCACCAGACTCAGCAGCAAGCCCAACACCAGCAGTGGTAAGACGTTCAATATTTGCACCTTGTCTGTCAAGTTCACCCATACGGTCAGCAAGAGCGACAAAATCCTTAGAACAATCGCTTGTGACAGCATCCACGAAATGACTGTACTTATCAAAGTCAACATTATTAGTCATAATTTATACATTCCATTCAGCAAATTTACTTAATCTGTTTTGTGTTTCTGAGAACTGAGGCATCTCTTCTTCTTCAGCAGAAGAATTTAAAATTGATGTATCCTCAGCAACATCATACAGCCTCATCTTAGATCTGTCAATACCTATCATAAACTTTTTGTTACTAGTAGGATCATTATAACGATTCTTTAGTTGCTTAACTAATAATCTATTTTGTGATTCCAACTCCTCAGTAGATATGAGAGCGAACATAAGGTCAGCAGTAGCAGGGAGTCCAAAGGATTCTGACGTGTCAGTAAGGTCAGGATCGCTAGACCCATAACCAGCACGAGTAGTTTGAGTAGCACTGACAATCGGTACGTTATGCTCGACAGCAAGACCCCGAAGCTCCTCAGCAATCGCTTTAACATAAGTGTAAGAGTTAACAACAGCACCTTTATATCTGGAACTAGCACAAATATTAAGGTAGTCAATGAATATAATCTGTGGTTTGAAATCTTTTTTAAGATTCAAATCAGATAAGAGTGCCTTGAAATGTCCAGAATGTGCTGAAGCAGTAGGGTATTCTTTAATGATAAGTTTACCTTGTGTCTTTCTAGCAATCTCTTGAACTTTAGAAGTATACAATACTTCTGGTAACTCAGGTATATCTTTGATGTTACAGTTTAAAAGATTTGCATCAATTCGTTCAGCAATCTTTTCCTCTGCCATCTCACATGTAATATAGAGAACGTTAATCCCCGATGTGAGACAGGCACTAGCCATGTGGCACATGAATAAACTTTTCCCGACACCTGTACCAGCAAGAGCGATGTTGAGAGTCTTATTAGATATACCACCTTTCGTAATAAAGTTAAACTTTTCAAGATCAAAGGGAATCTTTTCCTCTGTCCTGTGGTAGAACTCATATCTATCAGTTGCTTGTTCAATATAGTCATGTCCGATGTGTTCATCAAAAGAGACAGCCAAAGCATCTTGAAGGATGCTAGGGATAGCACCCTTGTCTAGCTTGCTGTCTCCACCATCTGCAATCTTGATTGACTGCATAAGTGCAAGATATATAGCACGATCTTGACACCACTTTTCAGTAGCATCTATCATCCACTCAAAATCTACCCATTCGTCAGTAAGACCACGTATAACCTCAAGTGATTGGTTAAATGTATCTTCAGTTAAATCGGTACGATTCTGCAAGTTAATAATGATAACTTCCTGAGTAGGAACCTTATCATATTTCACAGAAAAATCAAGAATCTCTTCAAAGATAACCTTCTCATGATATTCTTGAAAATAATCAGGCTTCAGGAAAGGAACTGTCTTACGATAGTACTCCTCTGTGAAAAGAAGATTGCGTAAAATAGTTTCCTCAATCCTTTCAGTTGCCATAACTGTACTCCGTTCTTGCTGCTTCTTCTAGTTTTGCCATCACTTCGTCTGTGAAGTATTTCTCAGGATCACTGAGTATAGACTTAGGGTAAACATTAGAGTCACCAACTTTGATACGGTTCCCCACCCTTGTGAATACTCCATACTTCTCACCAAGCTCCAAGAGTCCATAATACCTGTCCAATCCACGTTCGTCAAAGAATAATCTTGTAGCAACTTTAGAACCCTCCTTAGTAAAGCGAGATTTTTTGGACTCACACTTAATGATGTTACCCACTAAGTCTGTTCCATCCTTCTCTTTTGATTTAGTTAAGAATATTATAGTAGATGCTGCGTACTTTAGTCCAGCACCACCGCCCATTTCTTTCATTGGCATATAGGATCCGATCACATCATATGTGTGATTCGTGACAAGCATAGGAATACCTGCCTGACCCAACTTAAGGGTCAATACTCTAAAAGCACCCTTAATTAACTGTGATTTGGTCATGTCCCTGACCTGTTTATCATTAGAGATGTCTTCCATCTCCTTTGATGTACTTAGCATACCAAGACTGTCAAGAACAAACATCAATGGTTGACGCTCCTCCTTTGGTTCTTTCATATACTTGTCAACAATCCTAGTTGCTTGAGTTCTAAACTCTTCAATCGTAGCAACAGGAAAGATTACCATACGCTTTGAATCAATTCCTCTGGACTCAATGATATCTTTGCTGAGAGCAGACTCAGACTCAAAATAAATAACCCCACTGTTGCTATTGTTATCAAGAAAGTTACGTACAACGCTAAGTGCAAAGAAAGTTTTTCCTGTTGAGGATTCTCCTGCGAGTGCTGTGACTTTATTAGAGGGGATACCTCCAAATAAAGAACCACTAACGACAGCATTAAAAATATAAGAGCCAGTATCCACAAAGCTGGATGTATCTCCAGCAGCCACTCCGTCAGAGACCTTACTTGCAAATTCATTTCCACTATCCTTTATAACATTATCTAGGAATCCCATCGGTTACCTCACTTAAGTACATGTTTACGTATGAGTAGTTCGCACTCATTAATTTTGCATACGATCTAGCAGTATCCTGTTCCTCAAAGCATTTCAAGTTACTTGAGTCTGTAGTAGATACTTGATCGTTAGTCCAACTCACCACCCAAAGGCGTTTATTCATTCAAAAAATCTCCCTAGTGTAATTTTATGTTCATGTGTCCATCCTACACAGTCTAACACATTTTTCAATGGGTCAAGGAAGGATTTCTCATATTGTGTTTGATAGTCCACATACTTTTGGATACCAAACTCTTCTGGAATCTCAGTAAAAAAACTGATACAGTTCTCATGGATAGGATTTGGTGTCTTCAAGTACATGAACTTGATCTTCTCACCTTCCTGTATCC